CAGCAAGTGCAGCAGCAGCATCTGCTGTTAGTGCTAAAACTGTTGTTGCAGCAAACGCATCAACAGTGTATAAAACTGTAGACTCATTTCCTGCTGGAACATATTCAATTAGATGTAGTAAAGGCAATGTACAAATATCATTTGTTAGCACAACAAATGCTGGTAACTATAACGTTGTAACAAGTTCTACAACTGCACAAGTAAATGTTGATACTGCCTGCACACAAGCGTATGTTATTGCAACTACATCAGATGTAACTGTAACAATTGAGCAAATTGCAGGAATTATTTCTGGAAGTACAATAAGTGGAACTTTGGATACCGTTACAAGCACTTCTACATATAATCAAACAGGCATGTTATATGTTATGACCGTTGGTGGCGGAGGTGGTGGTGCTGGAGGAAGCACAAGTTATAATAATGACGGTGGAGGTGGTGGTGGTGGTCCTGGAGGATTATCTGCTGAAATAGTTTATACAAATACTGCAACATCTATTACTATTGGAAGTGCTGGTAATGGTGGATATGGATCAACTAATACTGGTAACACTGGTGGAGCAACAAGTTTTGGAAATTTTGTTTCATCAAATGGGGGCCTTGGAGGAGATAATTATTCTAACGTATATGATAGTAACGATGGTCGTAGACGTGGAAATGCTGGTGGTGCTGCTGGTACTGGAAATATAAATACCAGCGTAAACACTGGTGAGGGGGGCTTTGGAAAAGCAGGCAATGGTGGTCCAAGTAATGCAACTGCTAATACTGCTTTTTATACACAACTTTCAAATGGAACAAATGGTGGTGGAGGAGGCGGAAAAGCACTATCTCAAGGTGCAGGTGGTCGTGTAGCAGGCGCAGGTTCTGGAATAGGTACTGGTGGCAGTGGTGGAGATGGAATTAATTCTTTTGCTGATGGAGCAGGCACTGCTGCTACTGGCTATGGAGCAGGTGGTGGAGGCGGAACCGCTGCTAATAATAATGGTTGGCAAGGTGGAGCAGGATCACCAGGCGTAGTTTATATATTGAGAGGATTCTAATATGGCAAATTTTGCAGTCCTTGATGGAGAAAACATAATTAACACAATTGTTGCAGAGTCTAAAACAGTTGCTGAGGAAATAACAGGCAAAACATGTGTAGAATTTACAACACAAAATGCAGAAATAGGTGGAACATATGTAAATGGAACTCTCCTTCCACGTAAGCCTTTTCCAAGTTGGGTATTAAATGAAGATAATAGATGGGAACCACCAGTTGTTCGTCCAGAAGGAGCGATGGGTTGGAATGAATCTACAATATCTTGGATTGTAGAATAAAGAAATAAAGATATTTTGGGGGTATTCGTGGAGAGAGATTTAGTATATGTTCCTGAAACAGAGACTGTTCAATGTTGGGGATGTAAAGAAGACTTTAAGTTATATTCTGTACAAAAAATTGGTATTAATTGGTGTAAAGTTTGTGCAATAAACAACAAATTATCTGAATTAATAACTTTACCAAATATTTTAAAAAAAATTATTAAAATTGCAGAAGAAAAAAATAAAAAAATTGATGATCGTCTTGTAGTTGATGTTTCTGAGTTAGTTCAAGAATTACAAAAATAACCCTCTCATATTTCAGAGAGGGTATTTTTATGCCCTAAATCAATGATTAGGGAATTTATCTAGCCACTTATGTATAGCACCCTTATTATAGGATGACCATGAACTCCAATCAATACCGCCTTTTGTCATGCGGTATACAATTTGAGCATTAGTGACTGGGCTAAACAACTCGGCATTTAAATCAAGATCATATCTATCTCTACGATCTGGACCTAAAACCCCAAGCATGTTTATCTGAAAAATTCCATAAGAGGAATCTCCAGTTTTGGTGTTTCCGTTAAATGCAAACGGGCGACCATTGGATTCGGCTTTAGCAACTGCCCAAGCAGTCTTTAAGCCTTGCCCTTTGAACCCTACTGCCTTAAGTAATTCAACCAACTGGCTGTCAGTCAAACTGTGAGCATTCTCATACTTTTCAAGTACCTCGCTCTTATCAGGCTTAGAAACCAAAAATGCCGCCTTGTGGACGGCTACTGAATTGGGCTGCGCCTGTTTAGATAAGTTATTTTCAGCAAAAGCATTTGACTGTGGACCTAAAACCATGACCACAGCAAAAGCAGTTGTGAAAACCCCCGATAGTATTTTCTTGTCTCTCAAGTTTTCCTCCTATAAGACAAAAACACCATAAATTAAATGGTGTTGTAACACCTAGTATAACATAGAAATGTTAATAAAGTCAAGTTATGGAAGTGCTATAATATAATAACTATGGCATCTGGAGAAACAACAACATATGATTTACCTTATCCCTTAGCATCTGATCCAGTAAATGTACACGAAGATTTACAAGATTTAGCAGAGGCTATTGATGCTATTTTGCCTACCCTCGGACTTCCATATCACACATTAGAAGTTGTTAATAATACTGGCTCAACAATTGCAAAAGCATCACCAGTTTATATTTCTGGATTTGGAACAAGTAAACCACAAATTGCAAAATGTGATGCAAATACATCTGCAACATTTCCTGTAGTTGGTTTAACACAAGCAGCAATTACAAATGGATCTGATGGTGTTGTTTTAGTTAATGGAATTTTTAGTGGAGTAAATACTTCTTCATATGCCGCTGGAGATAGACTCTATGTAGCAGCAGGTGGAGGACTTACAAATACAAAACCAGCAAGCGGTGGTGGCGTAATTGGCGTGGTAGCAAAAGCAAATGCTTCAGGTATAATTGTAGTAGGAGCAAATAAGGGTAATGGCACTTGGGGTTCACTTAAGGATGGTTTATCATAATGGCAACTTATCGTAGTCAAGGAAATGACACTTACTCAATCGGTTCTGAACCACCTACAATTACTTGGACGGTAGTCAGAGGAGATACAGCATCATTTCGTGTATATGTAGAAGATGATGACCGCAATCCATTAGATCTATCAACCTGGACTCTTGCCATGGATATAGTAAGAACTAGTAGCACTAGCACTACAACTGTTGTATCTTTAACACCAACAATAACAGAATACGATGATGCAACTGGAAGTTTTACAGTTTCATTAAATGATGCCGATTCAGAACTTTTAGAAACTGATGATGAGTTTGATATTCAAATTTCTGATGATTCTCGTGTATGGACCATAGCAAAAGGCAGCATGATAGTTATTGAAGATATTACGGCAGCACCAACATCATGAGAAATGCAACTTTTGAACAAACCTTTGAAACAAGAAGAATTGTAGACTTTAAAGATTTATCTCCAAGGGTATCAATAAAACAAATATTGCCGTTTAGGGTTAGATTTGAAACTTTGGGGCTGTCTCTTTCTGGAAGATCAGCAGCAGCAGGAATTGGTGTTGCTATTATTGGCACTAACTTCTATATCAGATAGAACTTCTATTTCGTGGTATAATCTTTTATTATGGCCATAGTCCCAATCACAACGCTCAAAACCAAGTTTGAAACTGGCGATAGACCAACTCAACAGGATTTTGTTGATCTTATTGATACCACGGCTTTTCGTGCCGATTCTTTGGGCGGGGATGGAAACAATCAAACAACTATAAATGGCATAGAGTCAGCAACAGTATTTGACACAATAGATACTTCGGTTTGGAGAACTGTTAAGTATCTAATTCAACTATCTCACGCTGGTAGTTCTTCATATAGAGGAACTGAAATTAATTTGGTTTTTGATGGTACCGATCAAAATGTAACTGAATATGGTTCAGTTAAAAACACTAATAGCGATGTTGGAACAATATCAGCAACGCTAAATTCTGGTACAATTAGCATGACGGTTACCCCCGTCCTTAGCCCGATGACCATAAGGTATTACCGCACTGGTCTTAAGGCATGACCCTATAGGAGAAATAAATGGCGACAGTCGACAAAGCCTTCCGAATTAAGAATGGTTTAGTTGTTGAAGGTAGTACGGCTACCGTTAATGGCTCTAACGTTCTTACAGAAGCATCTACATCGTTCATGTCAGAGTTAATTGCAGATACCGTTGGCGCAATGGTATCAAGCAATACAGAATCTGGAATTACCGTATCTTATCAAGACGGAGACAATACTCTTGACTTTGACGTTGCAGATTTTACAATTACACTTGGTGGAGATCTTTCAGGTTCTGTAACAATTACAGATCTTGCAAACGCAACCCTCACCGCATCTATAGCAGCAGATTCTGTTGCACTTGGCACAGATACAACAGGTAACTACGTAGCATCTGTTACATCTGGTTCAGGAATCTCAATTTCATCTGGTTCAATTGGTGAAGGTTCAGCAATTGTTGTAGCCAATGATGATAAAGGTTCTTCACAAAATATTTTTAAGAATGTAGCAGTTTCTGGTGGAGCAACAGTTGTTGCTGATAGTAATGATGATACTCTTACATTCACCGCTGGTTCTGGTGTTACAATCGAAGCAGCAACATCTTCAGATACAATCACAATTACAAACTCAGATAAAGGTTCTTCACAGAACATTTTCAAAACAATTGCAGTTTCTGGATCACAGTCTTTAGTTGCAGACTCTAACTCAGATACTGTAAATATTGCAAGCGGTACTGGCATTAGTGTTACTGCTGCAACATCAACTGATACAGTTACAATTAATAATACTGGTGTTACACAATTAACTGGTACAGCAAATGAAGTAACAGTAAATGCATCTACTGGATCAGTTACAGTTGGTCTTGCTACCAACCCAACAGTTGCAGGCAACCTAACAGTTACTGGTAACTTGACAGTAAATGGAAGCACAACTACTCTTAATACCGAAACACTTGCTGTAGAAGACAATTTAATTGTACTTAATAGCAATGTAACAAGCACACCATCAACAAATGCTGGTATTGAAGTTGAGCGTGGTACTGAAACAAATGCTTCACTTTACTGGGATGAGTCAACAGATAAGTGGTACGTAAATGATGCAACTACATCAAAAGCAATTGCTCTTGTTGGAGATGCAACATTTAATACCTTCGCAACATTTACTGATGGATCAAACTCTGCAACTCCAGATTCTTCATCTGATACATTTACATTTACTGCTGGATCTGGTATTACAGTACTTGTTAGTTCAGCATCAGATAGTCTAACAATTACAAATGATGACAAAGGTTCTTCACAGAACATCTTCAAAAATGTAGCAGTATCTGGCGGAGCAACAGTAGCAGCCGATTCCAATGATGACACACTAACATTTAGTGCTGGAACTGGTATTAGTCTTGCTGCTGCAACATCAACAGACACAATTACAGTTACAAACGAAGGCGTAAGACAACTTACTGGAACAACAAGTCAAGTTATAGTATCTGCTTCAACTGGATCTGTAACTTTGTCTTTGCCACAAAATATTAATACAGATTCATCACCAACCTTTGCAGCATTAACTTTGACTGGTGCAATGATTGGAACAGCAATCAACCTAACAAATACTCAAATTG